TATGCAGTAGTGGACTTTCCGAGGGCGAGCGGGGAAGCGCGATCACGGGCGGAAGAAGATGCGTGCGGGCAATCGCGGGCCTACCTGACGGATTACGGGCCCGACGAAGTAATCAACTGGAACCACGACCGGCTGGGCGGGCTGGACTGGATTGTGCTTCGCACATCCTGTCTGCAGCAGTCTAAAGTGACAGACGCGAAGTGGGAAAAGGAAACGCGGTGGATTTATTACGACCGTGAGAACTACCAGATCTACCGGAAGCGCGGGGAATCGAGTCCGATCGAGCTGATTGACGAAGGAAAGCACGGGCTGGCGGCTTTGGGGAGGGTTCCGGTGTTCGAGATGAAGGTGTCGGAGGGGTTGTGGCTGATGAATAAGTCAGCCTCGCTGCAACTGGAACACTTTAATAAGTCGAATGCGCTTTCGTGGGCGCTCACGATGGGGCTTTTCGCTTCGCCGGTAGTGTACTCGGACCGGGAGTGGAAGCAGGTAGTGGGCGAGTCGTACTACATCCAGCTCGGGAAGGACGACCGATTCGGCTGGACGGAGCCGGAAGGCAAAGTCTACCAGATCGCAGCGGATAACCTGGACAAATTGCGGGACGAGATTTACCGGGTTTCCTACCTGATGATACAGGCGGGAGAGACCGGCGCAGGAGCACGCCAATCGGCGGTGAGCAAACAGTTGGATTTCGCCACCACGGAGGAGGTGTTGCGAGCGTACGGCGCCACCGTAAGAGAAGCGATGAAACGGACGCTGGGGGCGATTGCGGCGGCGAGACAAGACGGAGTCACGATCGATGTTTCGGGGATGGACGAATTCGACATAAACGATCTGGGCACGGAGTTAGACGATGCGCAGAAGTTACTGAGCCTGGGGATTGAATCGAAGACATTGAAGAAAGAAGTGTTCAAGAGGCTGGCGCTGAAGTATCTGAGCGCCGCGGGGCAGAACACCAAGACCAAGGTGGCGGAGGAGATCGAAGGCGGGGACTAGGACGATCGAGGACATTTATGGAAGGAATCGACATACAGGCGATCGTGCGCCAGGCGGTCCAGGAGTACGCCAACACGGAAAAAGCCAGGAGCGAACCGGCTTACAAAGCGGAACTGGTGGAAGAGCGGAAGCGGCGGGAACACCTGGAACGCCGGATGAACGAGTTAGTGGCCGAAAACCAACGCAGCCGCAAAACCGCGGAGGAGGCGGAGCGCAGTTCGGCAGTGAGAGCGGAATTACAACGGCTAGGTGTGGCGAAAATCGACCTGGCGTTTCGAGCGGTGCAAGACGGGATTGTGCGCACCGAGGACGGCCGGCTGGTGGCTCGCGGCGAAAGCGGCGAGGTATCGGTCAAAGAGTATCTCACGAGCTTCGTTAATGAGAATCCGGAGTTTCTGCCGGCGCGCATTTCGGGTGGTACGGGAATGACGGCAACTTTGAAAGCCCCGAGTGCGGGCAGGGACACGGTGAGCATCGAACAGATCCGTCCGGGGATGAGCGCGGAGGAAATGCAGCGGGTACGAGAAGAGATCGTGCGCGTGGCTTCGCAGACTCTTCGGGGGCTGTAGGGTAGTGCCGGCTAGACGAGCGGAAGCGAGCCGCGGCGGCCGGCAATAAGAAAGGATTGAAGGAGAACAAATGGCAGCAATAACTTCAGCGAATGTCGCCAACGCGATTGTGAAACTGGTGGCGGCAGACGCTTTGCCGGTGCTCATAGGGAACCTCGTGATGGGGAACCTGGTGGATCGCGATTATGAGCCAGCCCTGGCGCATGCCGGCGACACGATTAACGTACCGATTCCGCCCCTGATGGTGGCGAACAACATTCTCGAGGGTGGAACGGTGCAGACGCAGAATCCGAGTCTGGGGAACGCCCAGATCGTATTGAACACACACGCGGAAGCAACCTTCCAGATTCCGGATGTTACCAAAGCGCTGGCAGTGCCGGACCTGTTGAAGATATACATGCAGCCGGCGGTGGCGGCAATCGCGCAGAAGGTGGAGAGCGACCTGCTCAACCTATACGCCGGGTTCACGGCGAATACTCCCGTGGGCACGCCGGGCACGGCGATCACGGAGGCGGTGATCGATGCGGCAGAAACGGCGCTGTTCCTGTCGAAAGTTCCGCCGACCGCGCAGAAGTACATCGTAGTGGACGCGGCCACGTACTCGGCGTGGCGACAGATTCCGAGGTTCAGCGAGTTTCAGACGGCGGGCGATGCGGGGTTGCACGCACTGATCGATGGAACTGTCGGGAAGATCAAAGACTTCTTTGTATTCCGCTCGCAGTTCGTGCCTTATACCGGGAGCACTCCCGTGACGACCCACAACCTGGCGTTCACGAAAGATGCAATCGGACTGGTGATCCGGCGGCTGCCACAACCCCTTCCGGGTACGGGAGCGATCGCAGAGTATGCCGAACTGGGCAACTTCGGGATGCGCGTGGTGATGAGCTACCAGCCGGACACCTTGGCGCAGCAGTTCACGGTGGACATTCTGTACGGTTGCGGAATCTTGCGGAATACGTCGGCGGTACAGGTGAATACATAGGCTGAGTAACCCGCCGATTGGACGGGCGTAGGCAAGGTGGGTCGAGACGAGTGCGAAGTTGCAAGAGTTGCGTAGAGGCGGGACTGAAGTCCCGCGCAGACTAAAGTCTGCCCCACAACTTATGCAATCAAGTACTAGTCTCGACCCGCAGGGAGAGTGCCAGAAGGAGGATGCATGGACTTGAAAACGTATTACCAAAGAATTCGCGACGTGGAAGCTAAGATTCCGACTCCATTTACGGTGGTGCTGAGCCAGCAGACGGACGATGGAGGCAAAAGCGGCGTGCTGGTAGAAGTTACGCGGCATTTAGCCGCCAAAATGCAGGTGGAAGGCTCGGCACAACCGGCAACGGCGGAGCAGGCCGCGGCGTTTCAGCAGGAGAAAGCAGCGGCTTCGAAAGCTGCGCAGGACGCCGCGGCGGCGGCAAAGGTGGAGGTGACGATGGTCTCCTCGGACGATTTCAAAAAGCTGACGGACGATATCAAGAAGCTGAAGACCGGGGCCAAGCCGGGAAAGGACTAGGGGAAGATATGGCTCTGTTCACGGATGGTCCCGTCGCGAGCATGGAAGACCTGATGGCGCAGGACACACAGTTACCGGGAGTGGCGAGCGTGGAGGGGATGGACGTGACGCAGAAGCTGTTTCTGGCGCAGGAAGAAATAGGGCTTGAGCTGCAAACGCTGCTCTCAGGTCTAAAGAGGGCCGAGCAGGCTTTTTGGCTGGCACCGGCTGCCACGATCAAGAACGTGGTAGTGACTCCGGCGCTGAAACTGTGGCACACGTTCCGGACTTTGGAGATGGTGTACCGGGACGCCTATTCGGACCAATTGAACGACCGCTACGCGGCGAAGCGGGACCAATTCGAGCAGCGGGCTAACTGGGCGTACGAGAAACTGTTACTGCTGGGAATCGGTATCGCCTGGTCCCCAGTGCCACGGGCGCGAGGGCCGCAAGTAAGTAGTGCAGCGGGGAGTCTGGCCGACAACACTTACTATGTGTCCATGGCGTGGGTAAACGACAAGAGTGAAGTAGGCGCACCATCCGGGGCCACGGCGATTTCGACTACCGGAAGCACATTCTCGGTGCAGCCGGATGCCCCGCCAGCCTGCGCGGTGGGTTGGAACGTATATGCAGGAACGGATCCCGGGGCGCTATGGCAGCAGAACGGGCCGCCGGTCGCGGCCGGACAGGCATGGCTGCAGCCGAATACGATGGCGACCGGCGGAAGTTCGCCAGGCTGGGGACAATCACCCGATTACCAGATGGCCGTGCCGCGGATGATTTTGAGGGGATGATGACAGCCACAATCGGGAGCCTGATTACGAGTCAAGTGATACAGCTTGTCACGGGCACAAGCGGTGTTAATTTCTATCTGGCAGGATCGACACAAAGCGCCTTGAACGCGACGCAGGTGCGAGCGCAAAACGTGGCGCCGGATATCGCCGAGCAGAGTAACACGGTACAGTATCCGGCGGTAAATGTGTACTGCGAAAAGATTGTCAATAACCTGACGGAGAAGTTCCGGACGTTTTCCGGCAGTGTTCAGACGACAGTGGAGTTGCGGCACTCGCAGGACCGGCTGGACGGACTGCAGGACGGGCTGGAGAATTACGCGGACGCGATCATGCAAGTGCTGAATGCAAACCGGGGTGACTGGGGCAACGGCATGTTCTATTGCGGCGAATACCAAGTGGTGTTCGGCGCCGTGAAGCACGGTGGAAAGAATTTCTTGCAGGTGGCCAAGATCACCTTCGAGATTGGAGTGAGCAGAAGCTAAGATGGCCTATATTTCCTCTAACGCAAACCGGTTCTACACGGCTCTCGAGAGCGCGTATGGACAGGTTCCCACGGTCACCGCGGCTAACCGGATTCCCGCGCTGAAACTTACCATTCGACAGCAACTGGAAGTGACGGAACGGAAAGACAAGACGGGCAGCCGCACATTTACAGGTTTACCGCCTGGCGGCAGACGGCAAACCAGCTTCGAATTGCGGACGTTACTGACGAACTGGCAGCCAGGGGCAAGCAGCCCAAGCTATGGTCCACTGTTCCAGGCGGCATTGGGCGCTACGCCGGCATTTTTCGCGGGCGGGACGGCGGCGTCTACCACGGGGAATGGCAGACTGGCGTTTGCAGCCGCGCACGGGCTGGCAGCGGGCCAGGCGGTGAGCAGCGGAGGAGAGATTCGATTCGCGGCGGCGATTGTGGACGCCAACACGGTGCAACTCAATGTACCGTTTACGGTGCCGCCGGCGGCGGGTGCGCCGATAAGCGCCGCAATGACCTATTCACCCGCGACGGAGCTGCCGAGTGTCGGGATCTTCGATTACTGGGATCCGGCTTCGGCGGTGCAGCGATACCTTTGCGGGGGCGCGGTGGATCAAATGGAGATCGACCTGAACGGGGATTTCCATGAATTCCGCTTCAGCGGACAGGCACAAGACGTAGTGGACAGTGCCAGCTTCAGCAGCAGTTCGGGGAACGCTCCACAGCTTCAGAGCTTTCCCGCGGAGCCGGCGGTGGGCGGTTTCGACTATACCATTGTGCCGGGCAACCTGGGACAGGCATGGATGGGGACGTCGGCGACCCAGTTCTTCACGATTACTTCGGCTTCGGTGGTGGTCAAGAACGGATTGGATACACGGAGCAGGGAATTCGGATCGAGCCTTCCTTTGGCTATCGCTCCGGGCGAACGGTCTGTAGCAGCGGCGTTCGAACTCTACAGTCAAAATGACGCGAACACGGCGGGACTTTATCAGGCAGCGCGACAGCAATCGCCGATCAGCGTGATGTTCCAGTTGGGCGAGGCGGCGGGACAGTTGGTGGGGGTTTATTTGCAGAGCGTGATCCCGGCGGTTCCGGAATTCGACGACAGTAAGAATCGGTTGCAATGGAAGTTTCGGCCTTCGAGGGCGCAGGGGACGGTGAACAACGAAATCGTGGTCGCATTCGCTTAATGGGTT